ACTGTGCCATTAAAAGACGCGCTAGAATCCATCATGTATAGCTTCACATCTGAGCTGGCAACAATACACCTCGCACTGCCAGGCACAAAATCGCCACTATTCCAGAAGGTTAAATCAGCCGCCCATGAGTCACTATCGCTCGACCAAATGCCAGTCAAGTCATTGCTGACATTGCCAAAGCCAGCATGATTAGTGTTAGGCATATCACGCGCTGAAAGCGTTTTGTCCTTGTAGTTATAGACAATTGCTTTATTGCAAACACTCGAGCCTAAATCAGGATAACAGATATAGACTTCATTAAAGAACGGATTGGCAAATACAAAGCATTTGCTCGTGTTGCTAGTGTCGATATGTTGGAATAACCATCGGCGCGTTAACTTGTCAAGGATAGACTGCGCCGCATCACCGTCATGAATAATAACGTCGTTATTTGTCAAAACAATGTGATAACCGTCAATGTCAGCAATACAGTTACGATTCATCGCGCCAGATTTGCCTAGCACTTTAGTGAATTTGAAGATGTAATTGCCGCCGATAAAATCCATACGCCAAACAGACTGCGTTTTGTAAATCATGAACGAATCGCGCAATTGCATTCCGTCTACAATTTCATCATATCCTTCTGCAATGTCGGCTTCACCTGCTTGCTTGGTTGCGTCTGCCTCATTCCATGATGACGGCAAGCTGCCAGGATCGGCAGGGTGCGACCATTTCACCATATAAGGCTTATTCACGCCTGACTTGGTAATGTTTAATGCAATCAAGAAATTCTTAAATGACCGCATTGATTTGCAGTAAACATTCGCTGGCCATGCAGTTAAGTCAACAAACTTATTGGCTAAGTTTAAATCCCATGCCATTGGATAGTTAGTTGTGTCACCTGGATTTAAAACAGGAACACCAGAAAGTAAAGTGCCTGTCCATTGATTGACAACACCAGTTCTTGGTGTGGCGTGTGTTATGTCGGTATGCGTGGCCGAAACAGCGTCACCTGTAACAGCGAAGGTTTTTGCTGGCGTTGTATAAATCCAGTATCTGCCATTGCCAACATTGCAAGGCATAACATATTGAGGCTCATAACTTGGTGAATTGTAGACCTCGCCATGCCCTAAAAACTGGTAAATACTGCCATCTAAGAATCTAATATTCTGCGCATCTGTCCAAGCATTGATAGGCAACTCATGCACTGATAAGTCACGATTTAAACCAACTGCGCCAGCATTTGGGATTCTTATAATGGGCATCAATACAGCTCCAATGCCTTAATGCCGCTATCACTCGAAAGCACACCTTTCTGTACTAGCCAATCAATAATTTCTTGCGCTTCTGGTCGAGCCATATCGTGACGCACAAGTTCTGTTTTAGCGGTTTTAATCTCAGGGCTTAAATCATTATCCCACGCCATTTTCTCAGCAAAAGTTAAACATGCTCGAATATCGAACGCTGTGATAATCCTAGCTGGTGACAGTATAACAGTTTCAGATTTTGCTGGAGCAACCCAATCACCGTTAGCGTCTTTTTCCCAACCATTCTGTGCTTCATTCGGTACGAGCGTATCGTAAAACTGTGCAACATCAGGGTGAAAAATTTCATATGGTTCGCTGTGAGCAATGTCTCTAATTTTTCCGTTTTCAATCCATGCTTTTGGCATCTTAATAACCCTCCGTCCAGTAAAGAATCACCGCGCCTGCGCCGCCTGCTGACCCAGCATAACCCGTACTACCACCTAATCCGCCATGCCCACCGCCTGCATAAGAAGCTGATGTTGGTACGTTAATACCTGGTGTCCGATAACTTGTTGCGCCTGCACCAAAACCGCTAGGCGCTGAAACAGTAATACTAGCACCGCCACTCGCGCCAAACCCACCACAGCCTGCGCCGTATCCAGATGCTATCAAACCACCGCCACCTGCACCGTTACCTCCTTGTCCAGCAAGTAGTGGTGCGCTAGCATTAGCTACCCCGCCGCCCCCGCCGCCGCTTAATCTTTTATAAATCAACTCGATAAAAGGGTTCTCTAACCCTGCGAATCCGTTTTCAGCAGGGTACATGAAAGTTGCTGAAACATAGTGAGCCGCCCGCCCCCCTGAGCCGCCCAACCCTTGTCCGCCATTAGAACCATTACAAGCTGTCAATGAGCCGCCACCACCTACTGCGCTACTGGTGTTGTCGCCGCCTCGTCCACCCACGCCAGAGCCACCCACGCTACCACCGACACTGCCAGCAACACCACCAAACGCACCACCCGCTGCGCAATGCTGATTTCCGGGTGAGCCGCCATTGCCGCCCGTGCCGTATGTAGAACCTGCCGCGCCACCACCACCACCGCCGTGGTCACTAGCAGTATCTGTTCGTCCTGTGCCCCCACTACCGCCTGTTGCGGTAAAGGCTCTGCGTAACCCTGCCGAAGCGGTGCCTGTACCTCCTGCCCCGCCTGCACCGCCACTACCTGCACCGCCTGCACCGCCACCACCACCTGTGGCTGATAAGAGCGACCCAAACGATGATGTACCGCCACCACCTACACCCGCCGCACCCGCCGCACCTATTGTGATTGTAGGCAAAAGTTGACCCGGTGTTACATCGATAATGCCCATAGCGAAACCACCACCGCCGCCGCCACCGCCTGAATCAAATGAGCCATTTCCGCTGCCACCGCCACCACCGCCACCAAACACTAAAACAAGCATTTGATAAACATTCTGTGGCACAGTTTCAGACGATGTTGTTGATGTGATAAGTTTGTAGTTCCTCCACTCAGGAGGTTCTACTCTTGTTTGCGCATTTGGTGGCAGTGGAAATCCATAAGTACCCTTGTTTTGCGGTTGGTCGCCACCCATCATAAAACTAGACATTAGTAATTGCCCCCAACAATATCAACTAAAAACGCGCAGTTTGTCCCACCCGCAGCAACCGTTGAGCCTGCATAAATCTTATAGGCGGCAGGAATGGAAATTCCGAGTGTTAAAACATATTCTGGCATTGTGCCTGTTGCTAATGCTGTAACTGCTTGAGCTGGTACTGCTATCTCACCAATAAATTTATTATTAGTCGCTGTTGTGTTTACACTGCCATTATTGAGAAATAGTCGAATAACAGTAGCGTTTGTCGTACCGCTAGCTGTTGCGCCATTTGTTGACGTGTAACGAATCTTTACTGTGTCAATTCTTGCACCATCTGCGCCAGCCGTAAAAGCGATAGCTAACGCTGTTCCTGCTGTATCTGTGCCGTCGAATGCTTTTGTATTTGTCATCGCTGTTGTTAAAATACAGTTCATCGTGCCGCAATTGGGTGTTTGCGGGAAAATTGGCGTTGCAGTAACTGCCATGACTAAAATCCTCCGAAATTGATTACATTATTAAAATAGGCAATAGCGGGCACTGGTTTTATAGCAATATCGCCACTACCTAGAATAGATACTCCGCCGACTGTTTTAACTTCTGTCCAGCTCGCATTTGTACCATCTGTTGTGACTAATTTCCCATTATTTCCAGTTTGGCTTGGTAGTGCAGTAACAAACGCAGTCGCGCTGACAAATTCTGTTGTTGCAATTTGTGTTGTTGCCGTGCCTGTTGGTGCGGTTGGTGCGGTTGGCGTGCCAGTTAAAGCAGGACTAGCTATGTTTGCTTTGAGCGCATCTGCGGCATCAACATAAGCAGTCGTTGCCGCTTTAGTTGAATTATCGCCAGCTGATTGCGTTGTAAAATTATGATTGCCCGTCCAAGTCTGCCCAGCAATTGCACCTTTGCTATCAATTTGTGTTTGAATTGCACTGGTCACGCCATCGACATAATTTAACTCTGTATGCGTTGGCGTAACTGCCCCCGTGATATTGGGAAATGTTGTTTTTATTGTTGATTTAATCAGCCTTAAATGGTCATCACCCTGGCTTTTAGAATCCGAACTTGTCGGATTGGTTGTGACCAAATCACTAATATATGTGCCTGTTTCTAATCCCATTTAACCCTCCAAGATGTTAAAGCGCGAATTAGCGGATGTTTCTGTGATTAATGTTGATTTTTTAGACGTTATCTCATTGCTTTGCGCTTCGGTTAATGCTTGTTCAAATTTGCTTTGCCAAATGACAAGCCTTGAATCATCACGAATATAACCCGCCGACTCAAGCAATGCGCCGTATAAATAAATGTCTGGATAATTGGTTAAAACGTAGTTTGTATCAGTGCTTGCAATGTTTAGATTTTGCACATAGCGCAAAGTTAACGGATAAGCACTCGCCGCCAATCGGTCTAATTGAATCTGTGAGCCTTTGATTGCCCAGTAATTAGGTTGGGCTTGCACTGCCACATAATCAATTTCGACTGGTGTCTTAAAGATAAGCAGTTGACGTGGTGAAATAGTCTCAAGCCACAACGCCACAGGACTACCAAAATCAGTAGGTAAATCAATTAATGCGCTGTTAATTGTTGCCGTCAAATTTGCATCTGTTTCTGTGCCACGCGCTGTTAATAATCGGTTAATGCGTGACTCAGCTAAAGCGATGAAGTCAGGAATTACCGCTGTTAAATCACTACGATGTAACCAGTTCGCTATCGTCGATTGTAGTGTTGTGTAGTTCGTTATCACTTGCCTTGCCTGTGGTTTGTTTCATTAGATCAGCGTAATGCTTAAACCCTGCTCGCCGTGCTTTCTTTTCGCTCTCTTTATCTTCGACAATCAAGTATTCATCGCATGTTTTATACAGCATTCTTGGATATTCTACCATGTTAGCTCCAAAAGAAAGGGCGCAGAATAATCCACGCCCTATTCAGATTAGTTAGTGATACGGCAAGCCATTTGTGGGCGGATTGTTTTGTACCCATAAAGCACGTCAATACGGCAAGGTAGATTGTCATTGTTAATGTCATACGCACGAACAATGCGCAATGAAATCCCGTCGTAGACTTCACGTGATGACCAATCAACACCTTTAGGCATAATCAAGTCAGCTGTTGCAAAGGCAAAGGCATCTTTGTGGAATGCTAAGTTTTGACCGTAACCTGTTGCAGCTGTACCTACAACCGTAATAGCTGCGCCATCAGCAGGTGAAGCGTTAACGGTTTGTGTTGCGCCTGTCACTGTAATCGGTGGGCTAATTGAGAGTGAAGTAGTGCCATCGGCTGTTGCAACGAACTGTTGCAAGTTAGGCATTGTCGCTTTAGTTTCAGGATGCACCTGATAAACACCAGCAATGGTGAATACATCGCCTTTTTTAAGGTTGCCGCCTGCTGCTGTTAATGTAGATCCTGTTTGCGTTGCGCCGTTAACAGTGACAGTTGTAACATCCGAACCTACTGTGTGAGTTGGCATTAATGTGTTTTGGTAGAAATCAAGACCAGCGGTTCTGCCCATCATACCCTCACGATATTGCTCGGCAATTTCTTTGCTGTCTTGGAATAAGCCTTTGAGAGCGTCCACCAATTTAACCGTAGATACGGGCAATAAATGCGCTGTGCGGTTTGAATCCATTGGCGCAAGATTTTCATCCAGTTTTTGCTTGGCTTCTAAGTATGTTAAAAGCGAATTAGGAACCGTGCCAGCTGTGCCAACAAGGTTATAAACATCCTTGTACATGCTTAAAGCATCTGATTCGATGTGAGCTGCTAAACGTGCCATGGCAGGTTCAATGATGCGCTTACTGAAATCATCAAGACTCAACGTCAATTCAGCTGTTGAAAAGTTAACATCCACACCAGCTTGTGTTGCCACTTGCAAGGTTGTTGATGTTTCTGTGGTGTCTTGTGTGCTTAAGGTTTTGCCTGTGCGCACAGTGTATTGATTAGGCAAGCGAATCTTTAAGCTGTCGCCGATCTTCGCGCCTGTCTTGGCAAATTGATCATCATATTGACGATTAATGCTGCCGATAAAAGTACATTTTTGGTGCAAAATCCGCAACGCTTCGCGTGTGATTTGTTGCGGTGTTAAAATCGTATTAGGCATTGTAGTCTCCTTTTAGGAATTGTGTTTAGCGTCTCTTTTGCTTTCGGATTTGCTCACTACGTGAACGCATCCATTCTTCAGTTGACATTCTGCTAGGATCTTTTGTTGCAGGTGATCCCTTGCCAACCGTTTTAACGGGTTTTGCATCGACCTTAGGCTTAGCCTGCTTTTTCAACACTTGCTGACCGATCATTGCCGCGTGTAACGTCTTAACAATGCGCGGGTCAGTGATGTTTTGCAGCTCGTGCATACTATAACCTAGCTCAGCTTGTGCAAAGTCTAAAATCTGTTTAGCTTTTTCAGCACCCCAGCCTGGAATATCTTTAGCCAGTTGCTCATTGCCTTGTTGCAAAGCTTGCGCTTGAGCTTGTTGTGCTTGCTCTTTTAGCTGCTGCTCGCGCTGTGATATTGTGCTGACAATCTGCCCGCGTGCATCTTTTAGCTGTTGAAACTTAAACCAAAGCTGCTGCGCTTGAAGCGGATCGTTGTCGCTTAATTGTTGCCAGTTTACGTTCTGTAATTGCTGTAATTGCTGATCAATGTTTACGATTTGCGCAACTTCTTGAAGATTCTGATTGATTCTTGCTTGTTGTTGCGATGCTTCAACTTCCAACGCTTTGCGCTGCTCAGCTAATGCTTGCGTTTTTTGCGTGTAGTCAGCTTGCATCATCAAAAGCGGTTTCAATGCTTTTGGCAGCTTGTACTTTTGCCCGTCGTGTTCTAGCTCTTCGCTATCATCTTCTTCGGGCAAGGCTTCATCATCAAGTTGATCATCTAATGATTCTTGTGATTCATCTGTTACATCATCGACTGTTTCAGTGTCTAACACGTCTACTTGGTCGTTTTCATCCATTGTCTGTTACCTATTAAGTGGTTGATTCATGTTAACGGGTGGCGGCGGCTGATAAGGCTGTACTTGCGGCACAATCGGTTGCGCGTTAAATACGTCTGGCGAACTCATCACCTGTTGAACGGTTTGTAATACTAAGCCTTGCACCTGTTCGGGTGTCATGGCTGTTTGCATTATCTTTAGACGGTCTGTTTCAGCCTTGAAACCGTCAATTTTTAGCTTTTCAGCATCAATCATATGATCAAGCTGAAGTGCCTGTAGTTGTTGGCTTGCTTGTGATAATTGCGCTTGTGTTGCTTGCAATTGCTGTTGCATCATTTGCATTTGCTGATTGAATTGCTGCTGCAAAGCCTGAGCCTGTGGGTTTTGCCCTTTAATTTCAGGTGGCAACATCAAAGCCAAACGGTCGGCAATTTCTTCTGCGCCGTTCCAATCCAAATTCTTAACCATCAAGTCTGAAATGATCGGCGCAACGCTAGGCATCACACGCAAAAGCTCTAGCATTTGCTCTGCTGCCTGTTCGCGCTTAGTCGTGTAACTTGCGCCCACTTCAACGGTTACGTCATATTTACCCACCGTTAAATCATACACGCGCTCCATGCCATCAGGTGTTTGCACAGGTTGACCCAATGGCACGTTTTGTGGTTTTTTATCTTCGCCTAATACACGGATAATTCTCTGGCCAGTATAAACGCTAGGAATTAAATCAACCAAAATTCTGCCTGTGTGACGAATGGCACGCGATAAGTTATCAATGAAATGGAAGGTTGATGTATCGCTTTCACGTTGACGCGCCAAAATAGCCTTGCCGCTAATCTCATTGCCTTGCGCACCCATGCCAGCGTCAAAAATACCAATGATCGCCTTGATGTCATCGCTTGCGTTCATGGCTTCTTGAATAATGCCAGCCGCTGGCGCGGGATAAGGCTGACGCATTGGTGGTTCCATGCCGTCGTATTCGATAAAGGCATGGCTTTGTGTGTTAGCCGTTGACCATTTGTCTATGTCAGAATTGAAAGCACCTTTTTTGCCCACCCATGGCGTTCTTGGTGCAAGTGCAATCATCTCTGTTGACGTTGTCCGCCAATAGTTAAACATGCGCTGTGAATCTTTAGCGTCACGAATTAACGATCGGAAATAACGCTTACCTTCAACGTTTATTTCATCACCATAGACAGGCACGATAGGAATGTACCTCCCCGCCCATTCGTTTGACTCCAAAACTTCTGCGCCAGTCAAAATATACTGCATGACCTTGTGGCTTTTGACTTCGCGCTGATTAGTAACAACAATGCCTAGCGCGTCGTAAATTTCACGATGTTGCGAGTAAATGTCAGCATCAACAACGCTGCCATCTGAAAGCATAACGATTTGTCTTAACACTTCTTCACGCTTCCAGTACTCACACACCAAGACGTTTTCATCTTCCACCCAAGGCGCGTTAAGCTGCGTGTAACCATCGTTAAACCAATCGACTGCTTTTTTGTCTTTATACTTAGCCTCAAACTCGTCTTTGTTGATCAGTTCGGTAACGAACGCACAATTCCAATCGGATGAATCAGCTGCCGTACTATCAGGATCGCCATATACCGCGAAGGGATTAGCAATGCGTTCAATTAGCAAGTCTTTGTCAAACGTATCATCATGCGCATAGTCAATGTTTATGCGCCAATAGCCAAAACCCATTGTTACAGCGTTTTCCAATGCTGTGTCGTAAGCAACATCAGCATTTGATGTGTATTCGATATTTCTGATTAATCCGTTGAGAATGTCTGCTGTATCTTTATCGCTGTTTGAATCGACTGGATGACAGTGCACAGCGGGTTTATTTTGACGTGAATCATTAACAACCTGCCGAATATAAGCTGGCAATTTGTTAATGGTTAAACATGGTCTGCCTTCAAGCTGACGCTGGCGTTTAACAGACTCATCCCACTGCTCAGATAAACGCGCAAACTTAACATCATCAAGCGCATCTTTACGATTATCTGTCTCACACTCTAAAGCGCGTTGAAATGCTTCTTTAGCTTGCGTTAAAAGATCGTCTTTATCAATCATTAGATTGCCACACTACCGTTCATATCCGATTGATCCATTACCCAAGCATAGCATTTGTCTAAAAACGTATTGCCTTGTTGTGATTCAATAGTCTCAATCGGTGTATGATAACGTCTAAAATCAACCTCTCTCGTATCATCACTCGGCTCTTGTGTGCCATAGCCAGCAATATCAATCATGACAGAGAACTTAGATTCACCTGATGTTCTTTGACGTGTAATTGCTGTGGTGACAATGCGGTAATAAGCGTTATTAAACGCAATACCGAAATGAGAGTTTTGTAAATCAATCGAAAGTGCCATTAGTAAACTACCTCGCTAGTATAAAGTGTGCCAAGCACACGGATGTTTGTGGCTGCTGCACCTGTGAATGTGACAGCTAACCCACCGTTAGTTGTGTCTGCTGATAATGCCAATGTCCAAGCAGGCGTGTTGTCGATAGCCGTCACAGTGGACGCAATAAGCGTGGTGGATGCCGCAGTCCCTTCTCGACGAATAACCCCCTTCACTTCCCAAGCTGCTGTCGCTGTACCTTGAGAGGCTTGTTGACGAGCAACGATAGTACCTGTGAAGGATACGGCTGAGTTGTTAACGAGGATGAGTTGATTGGTTGTTGATGCTGCGCCTGTATCTGATGTAAGAACTTTAGGTGTTGCATCAGTTGTTGCGCCAACAAGCGGCATTTGCCCTGAATAAATCCCTGTACTCAACGCCGATATGTTACCAAACCCCACTTTTCCAGCGGTAGAGACAAGGACATTATAACCAAACACGATAGAACTTTGTCCTGCTGCCTGAGACGACCTACCTAAAACAATAGCATCCGAAGCTGAAGCCGTCGAGGACCTTCCTAACGCTAATGAATATCCGCCAGCGGCTTTGTTCAGATAACCGAGAGCTACACCATTAAACTGGGTCGCCCCATAACTCGATGTATTATTAGCAATAGCCGCTGCAAATGAATCCGTACCTGACGCATAAGAACCACCTAATGCCATTGCTCCTGCGCCTGTGACTGCTTGTGAGCCAGCCGGGTTTGAATTAAAACCAATAGCTAAACTATTTGCACCTGACGCTATCGGTCTAGTGCTTGACATAGACGCATTTTCAACATACCCACGCATCGCCTTCTTATCGCCAGTTTGCCAATTCGTTCCATCACAAACGATTTGAACACCCTCACCACGTCTTAGAATCAACGTTGAAACGCCGTCAATGGTTTCTAATGCGTTAGGGTCAATAGTAACAACATGGGTTATTGAGTCTGACGTATTCCAAATCCAACAATTAAACCCTGCGCCTAAAGTAGCCGCCGCTGTGAGTGAAACGGTAAAGCTATTCGCTGTACAGTTGATAATTTTGCCCAAATCACCAGCAACTACCGTGTAAGCCCCTGTTTTAGCGTCAATGGTTAATGTTGAACTACCGCCACCACCTGAAACCGTGTCATTCACCCAAGCACTGCCGTTGTATTTAACAACCTGACCTGCGGTTGGCGTTGTAATGGTGACATCTGAAAGTCCATTTAGCGTCGAGGCAGGAACACCTCCGTTCATCCAAATCCCACCAGAGTAGATTAAGACATCCCCAGCAACGGGGTCATCTACAAAGACGACATCAGTAAGCTCCTCTAAATTAGACACACCACCAGACACCGTATCATTCACCCACACACTACCGTTGTATTTAACGACCTGTCCGCTTGACGGTGTTGTAATCGTTACGTCCGAAAGGCTGTCAAACGAGGGTGTCGCCCAACTGGTATTAGTACCGTCTGATGTGAGTAGTTTTCCAGCGTTGCCTGTTTGACTTGGTGCAAGTGCGTTGAACGCCGCATTAGCAGTTGTTTGACCTGTGCCGCCGTTAGCAATAGCAAGCGTGCCGCCCAATGTGACCGTGCCTGATGATGTGATTGGGCTACCTGTGACACTTAAGCCCGTTGTGCCGCCTGATACCGCCACAGATGTAACTGTCCCTGTTCCTGCAATGGCTTCATTAACCCATCCGCCTGACACGCTGTCATAGCTTAAAACCTGCCCATCTGTTGGTGTTGTGATAGCAACATCGGATAGACCGTCAAGCGTTGTGGCACTTGAACCACCACCTGCAAATTGTGTGAGTGTTGTTGTTCCCATGTTAAACACCCACCGTCACATTAACCGTTGCACTTGTGCCGCTAATCGCCGTTACTTTGCCCCACATATAAAGCCATTGAGCTTCGATGACCGCACCTGTTTTGTCTGTTGTTGTGCCAGACAAACTGCACGTTGCTAAAAGCAAGGCATCTGAAAAGGTCGGTGTGTTTGAACCGTAAATTTCAACGGTTGCACTTACCGCGCCAGTGCCTGCTATCGTGGCTTGAACAGTTTGCGGGCCACTGGGATTGATGCTGACTGCCTGTGATGTCTGCGTTGTTGTTGCGTCTTTTAATAAAATATAAATCGCCTTCATTGTTTATCCCATCCATCCGCCGCTTGTATTTTGAAATTCTCTTGCTTGTTTTTTCTTTGTCTGAACGCTAGCAACATCTAAGCCGCTCATAATTAAGTATCTCGTTGCATCCATGCAATGATCGTTTTCTTTTACGATGTTTCCTTTTTCATCTCTTCTATAAAGCCTGAATTCACTCAGCCAATTTGATAACGATTTAAAAACCTTGAGCTTGCCTGCCGATAGCATTTGCCATACTGCATAGATGCCAGCTTCTCGCGCATTGACGGCTGGTTGTATTTGAAGCCCCAGTTGTAAGTATTGTTCATAAAGTTGCTCTCCATCTTTTTGACTTCTTCCGCGTGACGCGGGGTCAATCACGCCTTGAATCCAATCTCCCCGACTTTTAATCGCCTCAGCGTGAATAATCGGCTCGGCTTGTCCGCGATAATGTTCGCTAAATAAATAAACAATGCCAGTATCTCTATCGATTGCGCCCCAGACCGCCGCCGTGCGATTCCAACCAACATCCATGCCGTAAACTTTCGCCCAATGCTCTGGAATCGGGAAATCATCAACAACAAAGTCTGATTCTGGCACGGGATAGATAGCACCCGCGCCTAATTGCGGCACACCTTTTGAGCGTGCATCTCGTTGAAATGGTGGTATCGATTCAAGTAATTCTGTTTTAACTTCTTCGCTTAAATGCGGCACATCGTCCCAAGTGGCGGTGATAACATACTTGCCCGCGTCGTTTGATGTTTCTGTTATTTGCCCACTTGGTAAGAATGCTAAAACCACTTCACTAATGCCCATCAATGGCGTGAATGTCAGCATTAATAAGCCGTTGTTTGTCATTGTTCTGAGCAAACACTCAGTGTATATTTCTAGCGGCGGCTCTTCATCCAACAGAATCACATCTTGTTCACTACCTTGAAATGCTTCGCGTCGCTGGTCGTATGACTTCAAGTTAAGCAATGAAACGCCGCCGCTTTTATGCTTAACTTGAACAATTTCAATTGCATCCGCGATGCCTGCTTTTGATTTTGCATCAATCAATGATGCATGAGGAATTAAACCTGTGCCAAAATCGCCAAAATCGCCAAGCAGCTTTTGTTGCAAAATGTCGCGCGTCGTTTTACCTGTATCGCCAGCTGCCCATGCGCGAATTGATTTATCAAATCGCCTGCCGCGCCACCAATGCGGGTAGTCGCCTGTCAAGTGTAATGTAAGTTCATAGCATCCAATTGATTCGGTTTTGCCAATACGATTTGCTGCAAGCATTAAGCGTTGACGATATTTTGCGCCAGCTTCAAAGAATGCTGTGTGCTTTGTGTATAAACTACGTCTAAACGCGCCATCATCTTTAAAGTATGATCGAATCTTATTGCGCTTAATGCGCAATTCTTTTTCTTCTAATAGCTCTAATAATTCACGCTTATTCATTGAGCAATGCCAGCTTTTCTTTAATCTTTGCGTCTAATTCTTCGTCTGTTAATGTTTGAGCTGATGAGCTATGAACATCTGCTTTTATTTCCTTCGGTAAGCATTTACCAACTAATGATAAAAAAGCACCAGGATTTGCTTCGGCTTGTCTTTTTAGATATTCCTGTCCGCCAGCATCATCTAAAGCACCAAGAATCATATCTTTCAATTCTTTGGTGACTTTGTTCGGCGTTCCTTTTTGCCTTCCCTGTCCAGCATTTCCGCGATTAACCATTTCATTCATTAGAGTTGTTTTAACTATAAAAAACAGTTAGTTAGCCAAATAGAAATTCCACAAACCTGCACACACGCCAAGAATATCATCATATAAATCAATATCATGGATACGAAGCCTATCTGAAAGAATACGATAGCGTTTTAACCCAGCAATACTATTCTCAATAAAAATTCTTTCTGAAGCGAATTGCTTATTAACGGATTTTTGCTCATCGGTTAATGGATTGTTCTTTGATTTTTTATAAGGAATTGAAATGGATTTGCACTCGTATTCTTTCACTATACCTAAATAACCTAAATCAACTTTTACATTAAAGTTTTTAAACCAAGGTTGACTGGGTGGAAATTCTTTTTTTAATATCGAAAAATCATGTTCTTTTCCATAACAACAATGACTAAGATATTTGATGACCTTTGTTTTTGTTGAGATGAGCATCGATTTTAGTGTATTAGTTTTTTTTTACCTGAATAAGTTTCTTTTTGTTTTTCATAGTCACACGGACGCTGTATGCGTTGCTCAGTCGCATCAAAAATCAAATCCTTTTCTTTCTTGAAAAAATCCTCAAAGTCATTAACACTCAATAGCTGACGTTTTGGCATGACACCGAGTTCCGTTAATGTTTTCACTAATATTTCTAAACCAATTCCTTGATTGCGTTTGGCATTAGAGCCATTCATCCCACAGACAAATCCTAAAACATCATAGGTTAATCCTGATTTAATACTAAATAACGTAAATAATAAAAGTTCTTCTTCATTTTCTATGCAATATTCAATATTGACATCGACTTTCCTTTTAGATAACTCTTCTTTGTAGGTTTCAAAATAAGCTTTTTTAAAATGTTCGAGTAAAATAAAAAACTGCTTTTCACTCATCCCTACTGTCGCTCGCCATTGTCTATCTTGTTTTAATTCTGAGGTCGTAATTTTCAATTGTTAATCCTGTTTTTCAGTAATTTATTTGAGTAATTATGAGGAATAATTACTCGTTAATACAACTCTATTTCATTCATTGCCTAGATTCGCCTACTTTAGGCTAGGCTACCCTTTACTAACCACTAAGCCACCACCCAGCAAAGCAATGGCCAGCATCATGACTGCTTCTTTTTGATCTGGCGTAAGCTCAATGCCAAAAAAAGCACTGCCCACAGCAAATAAGCCAAACCATGTGCTAGGTTCGCGTAGCCTATTCAGCAACCAATTCATATTATCACAGCCCCATTTGCTTCATAACATACGCGCCAGCAATTGAACCAACACCCGTGATAATAAGCCACCCCAAACGTTCATATTGTCCGACTTGATTTTTGTGTGAGTCGAAATGGTTTTGCAGATTATTGATGCGTAGCTCTAAATCGTTTTTTTGTTTGCGTAGTTCATCAATTGTTGATTCAAGTGAGTTAATGTCTCTTGCGTGTTGCAATATCTTCTCTTCAAGTCTAATCATCGAGTTCATGCCTTCGACTAACTTATCAATGCGCTCATGGAGTAACTGAATTTTGTCTTCCATTTTTAATTCAATGCGCACTAAGGTCTGTGTGAGGTTTTCAAACGTATCCAATTTAAGGCACTCAACTTTATTATTTTCAGGCTTGCGTCTATCGACCACAACACCCACGGGAGCAGGTGCATAACCGCCTAACTGCTTAATCACTTCATTAGGGCTAGCCATATTCTATCTCTTTTTCGCTGTATGATGGACGTGTGGAATAACACCTGTTTTCATGATTTCAGCCATAAAGTTTGCACGATTCGGCGTTTGCTTTGCCCATTTGCTTTGTAGCATCATTCTTGATGCCTTTTCATAATCACCGCTGCCAATTGCGGCAAGCGTGTTTTTCCATGACTTGATGCTACCCATCTGGTAGACCATTCCGATTAAAACGTATTTACGAACATCGTCTAAGTCATCCCAAAATTCAAAACTTTCACATTCAGGCAAACAATTCTTTTCGACGTGCATCAAAAGCAATTCATCGGCTTTTTCTTCACTACAACCGAATTTTTCCAAATGCTCAAGCTCAGTGCTGCTTAATTTAAGCGGATTCGCATCGAGGTTATAACCTTTCCCGATAGTCCAATGCCCTGTATCGCATTTATAGCGAAACTTTTTGTAGCCTTCTTCAAGCTCAAGCTGATTGAATACAATATGCTTCAATGTATTGCTGATCATTTGATTGTCCTCACAATTATTTTGGCTGTCATCATGGCTTAAAGGACGATGAATAAACACAAGCAAAATCTATTAGAAAAATCGCTAGATTACGCAAACAAATCACGCTGCTGACACCTTGCTTGCTTGCGAATAATGCACAGCAAATAGCTGTAGGATAAATCGTACTCACGGCACAGCGCACGGGCATTTTTGCCGTTGTATCGCTCAAAAATTTCTTCGTTGCGCACATCCTTTTGACAGAATTTTGGAATATAGACCGTGCCGCCTGAATAATACTTTTGAAAGCTGTCTGCCACATCGCTGGCTTGCTTGTCATCGAGGTATTTTTTAAGCAATGCCCTTAAAATAGTCATCGCATTATCATCATCGTGTCTGCTCATAGATTCCTCTGAAGAGTGGTGATTTTTCTTTGATATTTTGTGCCTATAGTTTAGCAATAAAGTCATGCGAATCTATTGCCAAAATAAAAAGTGAGGGATACATGGAAAAGCCAATGATTCAATTTTTAGCCAAAGCGCAGTTATCGCCTAAGAGTGAATCAGGCGAACGCGCATTTTCGGGCGTAGCGTGCGCGTAGCAACGACGAGCCAAGCGAACGAACGTATTTTTTAGTTTTGGTGTTCGTTCGATTGTTCGGTTGGTTGTTCGATTTTGTGGTAAACTCTGATTTGCAAAGGCTAAAAAAAGCCGCTAAGTAAGCGGCTTTGTTTTTTCCCGAACCAGTCGCTCAATTTGCACTGAGCGCGGCTCTGAATTTTCGTCAAGTATCGCCAAGACTTCGGGATGAAGTTTCAGCGAAATCATTTTTTTCTTTTGAGAAGCAGGCAGGGCTTTTCGCCCTGCGTTTCTGGGGTTTGACTCGGTCATCACTGCACCAAGTCAAACAAGGATTTGGGATTACAGTAGCCCCACAAGTAGCTGTCAACCTCGTCAGGTGTTTTGCTGTAACACCCGTAAAGGACAAGCTCATCATCACCTATGGTGATATTTTGAAGCTGAATTGAAACCTGCAATTCATTATCACAGGCATCTTTAAGAAACTCCCTAATTTCCTCTTGAGAGGTTTGATGCAAAGCATTAAATTCCTCTCTTGTTGTCATTTCAAATGTGTTCATATAGCCTCCAAAAAATAAAATTTAAATTAAAATTCTTGCTGGGCGAGTTACCGCGAACGTCATCACCGTTTTCTCTAATGTCAGCCATTGTCTTAATCCCCTAAGACAATGGCTCCCTGACCGTGATTCACGGTCAGGTATTAGATATACGGTTAAAGAAGCCAAAGAATTTTTCGCGCCTCTGCCGCGATTTCAGAATCGCGTGCTGGCATCGATACGTGCGCCATCGCACACATGACAGCGGTATATTCCGCTGTTTTGGCAAAAGCCCACCAAAACGCATCGTGGTTTGCTTTTTTTTCGTGACGTTTAACATCTGCAACATAGCTTGCTGTGATTGTGATCATGTCCTAATCTCCTAAAAAATTTAACCGCTTAGAGCCAATCCCTAAGCGTTGGAGATAGTATAGACTAAAATTAAATTTAGTCAATACTTTTTTTCAAAAATTTTTTAGCGCACAAAAAAAACCGCCATGCGCAGTGGGTGCGCTGGGGGTAGGTTTTGATTCGTCATAATTCGTCAGATGATTTCTGACGAATTAGGTTATTGATATTTAATAAAAAAGTATTAAAAAATGATTCATCAGACAACTAGACACATACCTATTTTTTTTCTATTTTTTCAGGGTGTGTGTGTACACTGCTGATGAATTAAAAATTAGCTGTTTTTCTTTTAATTTCAATAACCTAATTCGTCAGATTGTTTCTGACGAATCATGACGAATCAACTATAAAACGGCGTAATACTTCTTGGTTTGTGCGCCAGCTTTGCCAGCACGTGGTGCTTCTAAAGCTATCTTTCCTGATTCCAGTAGATTGTCAACAAGCTCCTCACGATATTTTCGTGGAAATTTAGTAAACGGCACATAACGACTTAAATTGTTTTGTGTTACGCCTCGTTTAGTATCGTCAATCGTCCACTCAACAATTGCATCGTAAATTTCGCGCATATCTTTGTCATAGCGTGACAGTGACAGCTTGGCTTTAACGTTGTCGATATTAAACAATGTGCAATGTCGCACATACTCGACCGCAAGACGCGTTGATTTGACAGTGATAACATCAGCCAAGGGATTGCAAGCAAGCTCTATGATGAGACTCATTCGATATGCCATTTCAGCCGCGCGTGATGGTAGCGAGTTGAGCCTATCTTTTTTCAAGTCATTTTGAATTTGTCTAATTTCGCGCTCAAAGCCTACCAGCACATTGTAAGCATCATCATCAAAATCCAGCTCAATGGCGTTAACTTCACCTTCACCACAAGCGGAGTTTAATTTGTCAAAACCACGCACCCGCTCATTGATAGCGTTTGCCCAGCCTTTTATTGATTGCGGCACGCTTTCACGTTTAACTTCTTGCGGCATGACGGTGTAATCGGAATGACCGATAACAGGCAAAAACCGCGCATAAAAACCGTTGTCAATCATATCTAAGGACAATTCATCGTAAAGCGTTGACGGCGTTGTTAAGCCTACGAGTGAAATAGCGGGGTTACTGATTGTTGTTGAAACGTCCTCAACACTGACTTGTTTGATGCCAATACCAGAGCGGTTAATCGGCGTATACTCACCGTCTAAACGACCGAAAATTTCCATTAACGCCTTGATAGCAAGGCGAGCGTGTGAATTGTTTTGTTGATTAGCGGCTTTAAGATAGATGCCAAATTCGTCAATAACGCTAATGTGAATGGGCTTAAATTTGAGCGCGGTTTCAATCGCCCCTGCCGAAGTATAACCATCACCGACCAGCAAATTGCTCATGCCGCATTCTTTGAGAACACGGCTGATGGTTTTTTTAATGTGTTCTTTTCCGCAACCGCTCTCACAGATACAAGCAAAATAAAGTGACGTGAAATTGCTTTCAGTTGTTGTAAATCTACGTGCAAGCATAACGGATGCTATCGCTAGCGCAGTTTGTTTAGCAAATAAAGGCTGTGCTATTTTAGCGGTGCGGTTGTAGTAATCCTCAATTTCCCCTAGTACGCCTAAAAGTGCTGGTAAATTTAGCGCTTCACTTGAATAGCGTTTTTCAGGTTTAGGCATTTCAGGTTCATCAACACCCATCAAATGCCCCAACGGATTGGCAGGATTAAAGCCGTAAGACTTGGCATCATGGAAAACGGTCTCAAATGAAATACTGGTGACGTTATGAAAACTAGCCCACTTCTCAATCGCCACTGCCATATCGTATTTTTCCGACTTAGATGACCACAGATTCCAAAGCTGAAAGCCCACATCACCTAGGCAACGCAAGGCTTGACCTGTCTTAATCCAGTGATGGTAATCATCCGAAGGCATCACCGACAAAGCCGCCTGCAAATCACTTAGCTGTTGCGGTGAAATGGCGCGTGATTGCACTGACTTAACAGCAATCGGCTGTGCGCTAGTTTCAGAATTACTCAAAAGCCAAGCAGGTGTTGGGTCTAGTAGCACTTCAAGTAGATGACTTGATGCCTCCCACCAGTAGCAGTTACCACTCTTGTGTGTTGATGGTGAAACCAACACATACCCGTCTGTCTTAACATCAACGCCCGCCCCAAGGCTTGACAGGTCAACGCTTTGACCGAATGGTATTTGTGATAACCAATGCTCCCCACCGCCCCCTGAAAACTGCATGACGCTAGTTAATGACTCGCCGTACTTATCTTTGAAAGCGCGGATGGTTTCGTTGCCCCCATTGCGTGGGTCAACATCAATTAAACACAGCTTGCTAGGCTTTAAGGCTAGCCCGATATTGGCATTAGGCGTTTTTGTCCACCATTCGACAATTTTTGCCTCGTCTGTTGTCGCGTCCTTATGACCATGAGCTGTCAAGGGATGTTTGCCTGCGTTTGGGCAGGGCGATTTACCGCAAGTGCATTCGAGCGTTTGCGGGCTAATGGCGTGAACTGGGAAGATATGAAAGCCGTGTTGGGCGTATTTCAAAGCATTTACAAGCATGTTATTATTGTCTTGCGTTGGTGAGAGCTGGTAACTCTCAGTAGTTAAATTATTCATTTACTCACTCCGTAAGATGCCCGCCCTGTTCGCTCAAGGCGGGTTTTTTGTTGTTTTAGTTTCCGAAAATGTCGGGGCGTACCCACTGACGGGGGATTCCAGTGACTTCCTCGATTTTTCGAGCATTTTTAGGCGATGGTTTTTGTCTATCTCTTAGCCAACTACTGATGACTTGCTGTGACACGCCAAGTTTTTTGGCAAGAATCACTTGCGAGCCAACGGTTCTGATTGCTTCTTTTATGACGATGTTCATTTTCTAATATAACCTCCTAAATGATTTCCGCGCAATCATACAATCAAACACTGTTTAGTCAAACATATAATAAATGTACGATTTTAATGATTGCCGTACACAATGCGGTTTTTTTTTAGGTAAAAATTTGACAAAAAAAATGCAAATCATTGATTTTAATAATCTTTAATTTTTTAATTATTTTTTAATGATTTTTTTATTATTTTTTTTTGCCAAAACAGTTTTTTGTTGTATTATCTCACCAACCCAACACGGGCAAGCTCTTTAGCCACCCCATCAGGCAATTAACTTTGCCGCGTCACTGCTACGCAGAAAGCAGCCAGCACCCCGTTAAACAAGTAGGGCATCTTTATAGATGATTGAATCGGGATAGGGCTAGGTTAGATAAGTGGCTTTATCAAACAAGCGTTTAGCGCATTGGCAACAGTGAGTAACGCGGTTGCAAAACCCGTTAACTTTTGGAGATTGAAATGAATTTAACTGCAACACAACAAACCATGCTCTCAACTGAGATTGCGATCTTGTGCAACAAAGAACACAAAAATGTTTTACGCGACATTGAAGTCATTATCAAGCAGTTAGAGGACGGCTCAATTTTGAGCAGTGGCTTTAAATCAACAACTTATCAAGCAGGCAACGGCAAACAAGAACGATGCTACGCCCTCGACTATTCAGCCACGATGATTTTAGTGACGGGCTACGATGTGGTAGTCAGAGCAAAAGTAATTGCTCGTTGGCAAGAGCTTGAAAAGAAACAAACGCAAGCATTATCCCCTGCGCAAATGCTCTTAATGCAAGCACAGATGCTTGTTGAAATGGAACGCCGCCAAGACGAGGTAGAAAGCCAAGTCAAAATCATTGCGGCAAAGATAGACAAAACACCGGCTGAGTATTTTGCAATTTCAGGTTTTTCAGGTTTGCGTGGTGTCAAGATTGATGTTTACGAAGCCAACATGCTCGGACGCAAAGCCAGCAAGTTATCCAAAGAATTTGGCTATCACATTGGCAAAACGCATAGCGAACTGTTTGGCGAGGTCAACACTTACCACATCGACATTTTAGAAAAAGTGTTTGAGTCATTTTCTAAACCCTACGGTTTAAAAGAACTTTCAGCCTAAAGCAAGCGTCTTACGCATTCATTGAGTGCGTAACGCGGTTGCAATGGCGCAACCAATCTCTATTGGTGTTTTTTCCATGCTAGTCACTACGCCCTTGTTGGCTAGCATGGTTTTTAAGTGGTCATTGCTTTGATGTCAATCAAACCAATGCCTACTACCTTCTGGCATTAAAAACTCATGCGTTCATGGGTGTTATCCTCTAGCTCGCCAACCTTAAGCAAGTGGGCATTTTTTTTGAGGCAATTTATGGAAATCGTGACAGGTAAAAAATACAAAACGCGGCGCGGATGTGTCGTGGAAATCATTGCCATCGACCAACGTTTGAAAAAACCAGCGATCGGCATTGTCGAATTTAAAGGTGATGAAGCAGAGCCAGATCATTACGAAGTATTTGATTGGTTGCTAGATGGTTTCGGATCTTACCGCCATCAATCCATCATGAGTGATTTTGATTTGGTGGAGGAAGTATTATGAGCTGGTACGACAATGTTTTTTTAGGCTATCCGCCTGAATGGGATTTGCCCGAAGATCCCGAAGTAAAAGACGGTGTTTATGAGCAAGTCCTTGTTAAAGGATTTCTCTTTGACGCAGAGTTTTACCGCGATTCATTGATGAAAGCATGGCTATCAATCGACGGCGAAGAAACCAATTTAGAACCGTTGCTCTCTGATGACATTAAAGAATCAATCAGAGCACAATGCACTGAAAAACGCGAGGTTGAGGATTTATGCAACTGCTTTTGATGTTAATGCCACTGGTGACTGCTATCACCAGTGGTGTGGTGCTTTATTGCCAACACACCAGCGAACTGAAATCACTGGTGAAACGTAAACGTTTAAAACGGAGAATCAAAAATGAAAAACAACAACGCTTTGAATACTAGCAAATTGAACGCCTACCTGCAAATGTTAGGTCAACACCACTGCCGTATTGGTAGCCCACCACGCCTTAAGGCACAGCCCTACCTTGAAGGCTACGGCAAACAATATCAGCGCGAACAACGCGCACCTTTTTAGAGGATGAAACCATGAGCCTATTTAAGAAAGCGCAACGCAAGAAAGCAAAGCTACGGCTAGCACTTAGCGGCGCATCAGGAGCTGGCAAAACCTATGGGGCGTTACTTATCGCCCAAGGGTTAGGCGGCAAAATCGCCGTGGTGGATACAGAAAAAGGCAGTGCCAGTCTGTATTCCCACCTGTGCGATTTCGACACACTCGAACTCGAAGCACCTTACACACCCGAATCATTCATTGCCGCGATCTACGCGGCAGAGCAAGCAGGGTTTGATGTCTTAATCCTTGACAGCATCACACATGAATGGTCAGGCAAGGGTGGATGTCTTGAATTAGTCGATGAAATTTCAAAAGCTAAATATCGTGGCAATTCATGGTCAGCGTGGAATGAAGTCACACCAAGACACCGCTCATTTTTAGATGCCATGATGCAATCAAAAATGCACATCATCGCTACGATGAGAAGCAAGGTTGAAACCGCTATTAGCGAAGATATTCGCGGCAAAAAGACCGTGCAGAAGTTAGGAATGAAAGCAGAGCAACGCGAAGGCATTGATTATGAATTTACCGTGGTGTTAGACGTGATTCATGATGGTAACTTTGCCATGGCTAGCAAGGATAGAACTGGTTTATTTGCCGGCAAAGATCCTAAACGTATCACCAAGCAGACCGGTGAGATGCTTGTCGAATGGTTAAACGATGGCATCGAACCACCACCCCCGCCAGATTACTTTCTATTGATTGCGCAGTGTCAGTCAATGGATGAATTAAAGCACGTCTGGCAATCCATCCCACAACCCATGCGCACGCAATATGCACACGCTAAAGATGCGCAGAAAGATTTATTAACACAACCCCAAGAGGATTTAATCAATGAGTGACATGAGCGCATATTTTGGTGGCGGATTTAAAGCCGATGAAGTTGAGATTCAAGAAAATGAGTTTGAACCCTTGCCCAAGGATAATTATGACGTGAAGATTATGGGCGAAGAAATCAAGCCATTAAAATCAGGTAAAGGCACGGGCTTAACGTTAAAGCTAGAAGTGCAAGGCGGAGAGTATAACAAGCGCATTTTGTTTGATTTGCTTTGTATTCAGCATGAAAACGAAACAGCGCAACGCATCGCCCACGAAAAGCTCGCAAAACTTTGCAAGTCGGTGGGTATTTCCAAACTCATTGATTCGAGCGAATTAGTCGATAAGACGTGCGTTGCTGTGGTGAGTCAACGTGACAATACTTATAACGGTGAAACCACCGTGGTTAACCAAATCAACAGCTACGAGCAGTCGCCTAATTACATCAAAGACGATTATCCGGCGAATATGCTTAAAAATCAGGCAAAACCAAAAACGCCTGAGCCTGTGGCTGATGGCAGCCTAGAAGATGAAATCCCATTTTAACAACAACCAGCCCCGTGAATAGCGGGGCTTTTTTTTGAGATAAAAAAATGACAACACTCTACGAACTATCCCAGCAATACGCCCAGCTCATTGACTTAGCCGAAAATGATAATGACGAAGGATTCCAAGAAGCTCTCAAAAATGCCTTAGATGACATCGGCGGCAGTATTGATGACAAGGTGATTAACTGCACAACGCTCATTCTTAACTTGCAGGCAAAAGAACAATCTATCAAAGATGCCATTGACAAACTAAGAGGTCGCAAGCTATCCATTGAACGCAAAGTTGAAGGCTTAAAAAGCTATATTTTCGACAACATGAAACTTTGTAATAAGGACAAGGTATCAAGCGATCTCTTTGATGTTCGCATTCAGAAAAACCCCGTTAGGGTTGAAATTGTCAATGAGGTGGAAATTCCAGAGGCTTTTGTGCGTATCAAAACTATCGTTGAACCCGATAAAAAAGCCATCTTAGAGCATGGTGGATGCGCGGGTGTTCGCTTGGTTCAAGGTGAATCACTACGCATTAAGGTGTGATGATGAATGCTTACAATCCCGTTTGTCCCGTTTGCAATCAGAATCGCGGACATAAAGATCATACGGATAAATGCTCAAAAGAGATGCAACGACGAAGGAAAGGCAAGCCTAATGATAGCTATCTTTCCATCAAGCATCGCAAGACATCATGTCGCCCGATGATTAGAGTCACAACACGTGATGATTTCTAATTTAACACTTTACCTGTGGCGAACTTACCCGCAGGATTATTTTGAAATGTACCAAGAACGCGCCGCCATTCATCAATATGAAGGCGGCTTTTCTATGTCTGACGCTGAGAGAATGGCAGCCAAGGAAATGATTGACCAATGGGTTTTAGATAAGAGAGGCTGGCTTTGAGTAAATACAATGCACGAAGAGTAAAACATGATGTTGATGGTGAAATGCACACCTTTGATAGTGTTGTTGAGCGCGACCGTTATCTTTATTTGAAAGAAAAGGAACGCGCAGGTGAAATTGACGCGCTATCTATTCAACCGTCTTTTTTGTTGCAAGAGCAGTTCAAACGCAATGGCAAATGGGTGAGACCAACAATTTATAAAGCCGATTTCCTTTATCAAGAGGACGGCAAAGCGATCGTTGAGGATGTGAAAGGTTTTTGCAATGAGATTTACAAACTTAAGCGAAAGCTATTTTTGTTTTTAAATCAAGAAATGACATTTAGAGAAGTCACGAAAAAGCGTGGCGTTTGGGACATAAAGGAGTTTTAGCGATGAATAACCACACACTTGGAAGTTTGAATGATGCTCTTTTTGAGCAATTAAAAAAATTGCAGGAGGCAGATGAAGCCAGTCTTGCTTTTGAGGCTGAAAAGGCAAAGCACGTTGCTTTAATCAGCAAGATGATTATTGAAAACGGACGGCTTGTTTTAGATGCGGCAACGAGAGTATCAGACTTGCCAGCCGTGATTAAAAAACCAACGATGCTGGAGGGCTAACTATGCCAAAAAGAATCTACTCTGATGAACAAAAAGACTTTATTAAGTCTCTAGCTGGCAGGTTTACCAATAGCGAAATAATAGAATTGTACGCTGATAAATTTGGCGTAATGTTAGCTAATAAACAGCTAAACAGCTTTAGACAGAAGTATAAAGCATATCTTGACAAAGATATTGCTTCCTCTATAAGTAGGCGTAACGCTGAAAAGGCAACTAATGCGAGAAAAATTTATAATGAAGGCGATATATCTAAGCAAGGCGGCAAAAAATACCAAACTTATTTCATAAAACGCAATGGGAAACACGTATCCTTGTATAAAGACATGTATGAATCGACTTATGGAGAAGTGCCGCGTGGTTATAGAGTCATCTCTTTAGTTAGAGATAGCACCAATCTTGAAGATTTAGTTATGGTATCTTTTGGTGTTTCGATTGTCTTTCACACTCAGTATCAACACATCACCGACCCCGAACTAAAACGCGCGATGCTATTAGCACTTACCCTTGAATACGAGGCAAAGAAACGATGCTCAAAATAGAGAAAAAAATCACGGGTTATGCGATTAAAAAAGACCAAGAGCCTGTAGAGATTGAAACCATGCACGAAGGCATCGATCGACCTGATGTGCTTATTGGTTCGACCTACAAAATCAAACCCACGCACCTTGATCATGCGGTCTATATCACCATCAATGACATGGTGTTGGATGGCAAAAAACATCCATTTGAGATCTTCATCAATTCAAAGAATATGGATTCTTTCCAATGGGTGCTAGCCATCACACGCTTAATCAGTGCGATTTGGCGCAAAGGTGGGAACACTGACTTTTTGATTGATGAATTAAAAGCCGTTTGTGATCCACACGGTGGTTATTGGTCAAAAGTAAACGGGAAAGGTAAATACATGACAAGCATCGTTGCTGAGATTGGCTATATTATCGACCGCCATGTCAATGTGGTTGTCGATGTTGTTGCTGATGATAACAACCAACCAATCACAAACGCCACAACTTGCCCTAAATGCAATGCAAAGTCTTTGGTGCTAATGGATGGATGTGAAACATGCCTAGAATGTGGCTTTTCAAAATGTGGATAGAGGAGAAACATAATGATTAAATTTTGTTTAACAAACGATAGCGCAACCATGCCACGCAAAGCGCATGAAACTGACGCTGGCTTTGATGTTTTTAGTATTGAAGAAGTTACTTTACATTCAATGCAACGAACATTGGTTAAAACAGGGGTGCGCGTTCAGTTGCCTGTAGGTTATCACGCTAAAATTTGCAGTCGCAGTGGATTGGCTTTGAATCATGGCGTTGTCGTATTGAATGCACCCGGTATTATTGATAACGAATATCGAGGCGACATTGGTGTGATTCTTATCAATTTAGGTAATGAAACGGTGACAATTAAAGCAGATAGTAAGATTGCACAAATGATAGTTGAGCGCGATTATTCGCATCATGTTGTTGAAGTTGATGCTTTGTCTGATACCGTTCGCGGTGTTGGTGGTTTTGGTAGTACGGGGGAATGATGGACTTACTCAGTTTTTACATGGGTGCACACGTTATGGAGCGGATGAATAATCTTGAGAAAAGAAACGCCGAAATCGAAGCCACCAACAAAGATTTGCTAGATGCTTTGATAGAAATAACCGATTGGTATGAATCAGTGACCAATGTCATTGATAGCCCAATCATTGACAGAGCAAGAGCCGCAATCGCTAAAGCAAAGGGGGAGTGCAGTGCGACGCTATTAGTTGAGAGTTTTTTTTTGAAGAACTAGAGGAGTAACACGAATGACGGTTCATGTGGATTTTCTTTTTAATGGAGGTGTTTAGTGGAAGTTAAAATTTTATTAGAAGGCGGCTATGAAGAAGCCTTAATCGGCATGTCACTTTCATATTACAAGGGCGATGGTGATTTGTTTGAATGGTTTAACGACCGATACGAAAGGCAAGAACACTTAGCCAAGACGTTGTGCAATAAAGACGGTGGGCATAACAAGTTTTTAGAGTCTATTCAAGTGTGGATGCTCATTCGTGCAAGCCGTGCATTCTGGCAGGAATTTGACACGTATCGGGTAGGCATAACGAAACAATCAGAGTCAACAATGCACACGCTATCAAAACGCGCCCCAACATTTGATGATTTTGAGCAAGGCACACCGATTAGAATCATCGAGCAATTCATGAATAATTGGTTTGATTACAAGGACGATTTGATTGCACTCAAGCATTGCCTGCCCGAAGGTTTCTTGCAACGCCGAGTGGTTTGCACCAATTACAAATCGTTGCGTAATATCATCAGGCAAAGACAAGGACATCGTTATCGGTTTTGGGATGCTTTCATCACTCAGTTGATGAACCAGGCTGAAAACTGGGAGCTTTTGAGATGATTATTCAAGACTACTTTTTAAAACTGCCCGTTGATTTAAAGGACAAATTCTGCAAAGAGCTGACCGATTTAGGTGTTATCTTTACCATGAACCCGATGGAATACAACCATCGTTTGCGCTCGCTCATTGCTAGCACAGCAACGCCGATAAAGTTGAAAAGACTTTATCGCTTCATGCTGAATCTGAGCGAGCGCGACCGTAACAAGTTTTTCAATAATTTTGTGAGTGATTTATGAGCGCAATAGAAGAATCGGTGATTAACAAGATAAGATTTCGCGCCACCGTGGGCGAGTTGAAATACGGTGTCACCATGGAGCGTGACGACTTATCGCTCTTGCAATGGATGATTCATAAGCAAGAGGAGATGCTAGACGATGTTATCTATACTGAAAAGATCATCCAAATGTTACGAGCAGAAGATGAAAGGTTAGGCAATGGCGGATAAGCTAATTAGCTGGATGCTCAAGCGCAAGGGATTGCACCGCCACACGTGGGCATATTTTCACGGCAGCCACAAACAGTGTATCGACTGCCTTAAAAAAGAACCTATCAAGAAAAAGACCGTTATTAAGCACCAGCGAGGTTGAAATGTGGTTGTGGTACATTCAAGTGGTTGTTGACAGCATCATTGATGCACTTATGGATTTTGAACGCTTATTTCAAGAACTGGAAGATTAAAGCATGTCTAAAAAACAACGTAAGCGCGACAACGATATTTTCACAGAATCAACGATTGAGCCATTGAGATTATTAACACGAACGCAAGCAGACTATGCGGTATCGTCAAAGATATTTTAATGGCTTACGAGTAAACTTATTGATTTTGGTAAGTATTCGTTAAACCAATGCCCAGCAATCCACCATATTGCTTTTTGTTGTTTAGCTTATCAAGCGTGGTTTTCTTTTGACCTTTTTTCATCAATCGAGCTGTTTCTGATGGTGTTAAAAGCGCGTCAGCAAGCAAACCACGCATTTCTTTTTCAGGTGCTTCGTAAAGTTTGCTTGCCAGCGATTTTGCCATATTCACAGGCGGCAACACTTGCAGCAATCCGCTAACCGATGACGGAATGCCTGCCGCTTCGGCTAATCCATTCATTGAGAAATTTTGGAATGTATTTGAACCCGCACCACGCCCTAAATCATTGGCGTTTTTCTTACGCGCCAGCTCTTCAGCTATGTTTTTGAGCGTTGTCATTTGCTCAGGAGTCATTACATCTTCTAAATCCTTCTTAATGCCACCTGTCGCATTTTTAACCAGATTGCCGCGCACATCATTGAGAGCTGTCGCGTAACGTGATGACATCTCGCTTGCACTTGCGCCATGTTGCGTTAATGCCCCGCCTAATTTATTAAGCAATTCTTGACCGACCTGCATTTGGTTGATTGGCTTGCTTAGTTCGGCGTAACGTTGGTTAACTGTTAATAAGCCTGGGATATCACGTTCTAAAATTGATTTGTAATCATTTAAAACATTGCCGATTGAATGCCGCATAACAGGGTCTGTATTAATATCACCAGCCATCGCGCCTAATGAACGCTGGATGTTGTGTAAGTCTTTTCCATAGTAAAAAGATTCATAAGGCGAGGTTTCTTGCTTTGGTTTTGGAGTGTTTTTTCTTTCGTTTTGCTTCTCTAACGCGCTAATCAATCTATCCATTTGGCTAGCTTGGAAGTCTGATTCAGTCATTGGACGTTCAAAAACATCGTCATAACTTTGCTTTGACGCACTAAAAGAATTATCCGCCCCATCGTATAGCATCTTAACCAAGTCTTTAGGCATTAACGTTTCTGAAACGTAACCATCCTCAGCTAGCATCGTTATCATATCATCAAGCGAATGCCCGCCGTCATTCCTAAATAATCCAGCAGGTAAGTCCTCCCATATTCTGTTACCATAAGTTTCTTGCGCCATATTCTTATTGATGCCGCCTTTTTTTCTAATGGCAGTCAAAAGATTATCACGCTCAACATTAACTGGTTGACGCGTCCAATGTGTTGATGGTTGCTTATTTGGTTGTTGCGCTGATGCCTGTAAAAAATCGCTCTTTTCAACATCACTCATCATGCCAGGCATTCTTTCGCCAAATTGACGATATTCATTCTCAGCAATTTTTCTCGCATTGGAAATTGCTTGCTTTCCTGCATCTGTTTTTAGTATCCGTTCTAAATCTGGTGAAGATTGAACCATCAGATCGTGAATGGCTGTGTAATCATCCCCAGTTGCTAGGCTTCTATTTTGTATTGCCGCCTGCAATTTACTTTCATCGCCTGCAATATCTTGCAATGCTTTATATCTAGCCGCTGCGTTTTCCATGTCACGATGCGCAAACTTTTCAGGATTAGCAGCCGCCGCAAATCGTTGAATAGCCGCAATGCCGCCACTGTTGGCAACCTCTGCCGCTGTTGGATTGCTGCCCGCAATTAACGGCTGCGCCCCTTCAAGTCTTGCAATGATGTCTGGTGCGTTTTCTTCTGTGATTTTGTTGAGCATTCGCCCGATGATGGCTTCCTTTTGCTTGGTTGAGCCAAAAGGCGCAAACGTCTTAGCAATTAACTTAGCCGCGTAAGGAATAAGTGAACCCGCGCCACCTAACACACCGCCCATCGCGCCAGCCTCAAGTCTTTTGTCAGCATTGCCTTCGGTGGTTAGTGCGCTTGTACCAGCCCCAATAGCAGCACTACCCAGCAAAGAATTCGCGCCAGGTATGAGCATGGCTGGAGCTGTTGCCGCCATGTTACCCATGACTTGACCAATTGAACCAATAGCAGAGCTATTAATTTTCTCATCTGCTTTTGCGTATGGTTCAATGCCTGTCCAATTAGGCTTGCCGACTAAATCACCTAAGCCACGCGCCACATCATTCATGCCTTTGCCAATCCCAACCATCAGGCTAGGTTCTTCAATTTGTGCTTGTGGCTGCGCTGGCGCGTCTTGATGCTGTGACATCACAAACGCTAAAACATCGTTTTGGCTTGCACCTTCTGGCGCGGTGACTTCGTATTTTTTACCGTCTGGTGACGTGATGACATATTTTGGCATTATTCCACCGCCTTAATTGACCAACCACCGTTAGCTTGTTGCGTTGGTGGCGTTGCGTAGCGTGTTTGAATTTCTTTAATTGTTTGCAATGCTGCCATTTTTCGCGCTTTGGGAATCCATGGGTCAGCAATTTGACCAGCCATTTCTTTGTAAAGCTGAGCGTCTTTATCAGATTGTGGACCTTCCATTCTTGGCATTTGCGTTACTAAATTTGCGCCGAGTGCTTTGAGTGCTTGCGCTGAATTTGCGCCTTGCGTACTTTTACCAAAGAATGCCATAGCATCATCCATCAAAGCACCTGCACCGCTATTTGTTGCCGTTTCAATCAAAGGCTCTGCTTGTTCAAGCAATGCCAGTGAATTATTAGCGGATTGCGTTTTTTTCTGTTGTGCTTCAGCTTGCTTTTGAGCCAACTCAACGCCTGCTTTGTTTTGGTCTTGTTGCAGCTTGGCTTGCGTTTCTAATGCTAACTTATCGGCGGTTGATTGCCCTTTATAGAACCCTTGCTTTGCATCGTTTAGGGCTTGTTTTGTACTATCGACAATTTGCCCTGCCTTTTCAAATGCCTCTTTTGGTGGCACACCATTTTGAATAGCTAATCCCGCGCCACCAACAACGCCCATCTCTAGCGGCTGACTTCTTGGCTTTCCTGCTTTTGACCAGCCCTGTTCCATCAACGGAATAGCTTTTGACATTGCAGCGTTAATTTGTGGGTTTGAGAAGTCAATACCACGCGCATCTAACGGGATGCCAGTTTGCTGTGACAGAAATCTAGCATAAGCAACAGGATCATTATTACCGTCGCCTTTTCGCGCGTAACGTGACGTAAAATCAAGTAAATTATCAATGCCATGTTTTGTTGAATACAATGCAATTTGACGACTTAACGCCTGCTGCCCTTCCTCTGGCGTTGCAAACGATTGAAAGCCTTTGCCGTCAAGTGTTCGCAAATTGCCGATGTTGTTATTGGTTGGCATATTAAACAATTGCCCAGTCAACGCTGTAGTCTTAGAGCCGTCTGGATTATCGATGGTCAATGGTTTAACGCCTTGTTTTGCCGCCGCAATCGCGCCTTGTTGGAATGGGTCGCTTGCTGATTTCATTAATGTTTGACCATTTAATTCAATCGGCAACGCTTCGCCAGTTCTGGTATTAAATTTCACTAATCCGTTTGGTGTGTCTAATGTTGTCCAGTAAGGGTCGCCACCAATCGGTTGATTCTTGTAATGCTCAACCTGCGCCATATCTTTTGCAATTGACGCATCGTCTAAACGCGATTGCCGTGCGTCTTGCTTTTCTTGACGCGCACGCTCTCTTTCGAGCTGATCCTGCATGAAAAGGCTTTGCACAAAAGCATTCAAGCCATCACCGATTGAACCTAGCGCATTCCTATTGCCGCCCATCATTTGACCGCCAGCCATGAGTAACCCCATAGCTGTTCTTTTATCCATATCAAGCAAACCAGGCATTTTTACCTCCCGAATGTTCTCAATTGTGGTGGTTGATAAGGTGAACCACCCATTCTAGGCGCAGGTGCTGGCGTTGGTTGTGGGCGTTGTTGATTATCATCACCTTGCATTAGCTTCATGCCTTGGCCTAACAGCCCTAAACCTTGAGCTGTTGACATGCCTGTTGAAAGCCCTGCACCGCCTAATGATGCCGCCATTGGCAGTGCTGTTCCCGCGCCCGCAGCACCCATGGCTGCGCCTAATCCTGGTGCTGCGGCTGCTCCAAGTCCTGCGGTTGTTCCAGCGCTTAACGCACCCATACCACTGCCGAGTATTGAACTACCTGCCGCCGTGCCTGCTGCGCCAAGTGTGCCGAGCCCAGCTGATGCGCCTGTTGCCGCTAATGGTGCGATTGCCCCTGCGCCCATCCCTGCGCCTGCCGCACCTAACGCGCTACCTGCCGCCGCGCCACCAATACCAGCCGCTGCTGTTCCACCTGCTGCCGCACCACCAATGCCTAACAACCCACCAATGCCACTACCAACTGCACCGATACCACTACCGATTGCGCTGGCAATGCTTGCCGCTGTTGCGCCAATTGAAACGAAACTCATACCGCCTCCGTTAAAACGCATTCATTCTCTAAGTCAGCGACGTTTGTCGCGTCTGTGCGCACGATATTGATAAACGTGCAGTCTGTTATCGCATAACCAATGCGCTTAATGCCAGCCTTATCAATGCAAACGTATGGTGCAGTAATTTCTTTGTAATCCAAACCGTCAAATATACGCAATGTGCCTTGAGCTAAAACAGACAAATGCGCTTTTTTGTGGAGTTTACCGACCACGACCATGCCAGCTGGAATATGAACTGCACGCGCACACATACCGTCAACGAAATAATGATCTAACGGGAATTCACTAGCCGCAACCGAATCTGGCAAGGCTTTGATGAATCCCTCAACATCAACGAGTTTACTTAAATAATCCATAAGCCCCTAATCCTGCCGCGCCTGCGCCTAATGCTTGACCGAATATGCTGCCACCACCGCCATAATAATAAGGTTGTGTACCTGTTGTTGTGCCACCAAAATTACCGCCCATGCCGATCATTGAAGACATTAAGTTGAGCATGTCAATTTCACGATTTAGACCGTAATTAGTCAAAGAGTTGCGCTGATTATAGATGTAATTTTGACCAGATAATTGATCTTGCAAATTCATGCGTTGCAGTTCATTACCTGCCATCGTGTTAGCAAAATTTTGCTTTGACTGGTCAAGTGCTTGTTGATTATTAGTAACGCCTAAATTAGCATTAAATTGATTATTCTGAACACCTTGCCCATAAAGATATTGCTGGTTTTGCAGATTATTTGCCGCGTTAAACTTAGCGAAGTCATTTAATTGCCCTGTGTTGTATTGACTATTTTGCATATTATTTGATGCGTTGAATTGCGCCATGTTATTCAATGTCGAAGTATTGAATTGTTGATTTTGCAGATTATTTGACGCATTAAATTTGCTTAAATCATTTAGCGCATTTGCATTGTATTGATCATAATTCATTTGATTCTGTGCATTAGCAAGAGCAATGTTGTTTGCCTGCGTATCCATGAATTGATTATTCTGCATTTGTTGACCATAAAGATATTGCTGATTTTGCAAATCGTTTGTTGCGTTAAATTGCTGATTTTGCAACGCATTAGACGCATCAAACTGTAGCGCATTCAATGCATTAGATTGATTAAATTTGCTAGCATCAAAAGCGTTTTGTGCATTAAACTGTTGGTTCTGCGCGTTGGTTGATGTGTTGAATTTGCTAGCATCTAATGCGTTTTGGACATTCTGACCTGCCAGTTGCGCGTAAAGATTAGCATCATTGGCAAGCATTTGATTACGCTGCCCCTGATTAAATTGACTATTAGCCATCGCATTCTGCGCGTTAAACCGCAACATATCGTTTTGAGCAGCTGTATTAAATTGTTGGCTTTGCAGTTTATTTGCGGCATTGGCTAAAGCAATATCATTGACTGTTTGCGCATTGAATTGATCACGATTAAATTGCTGCTGTGCATTAAATTGTGATGCTTGCGTGTCGTTTTGCGCATTGAATTGATTATTCTGCAATTCATTTTGATAACGCAATGCGTTCAATTCATTTTGATTCTGCGCATTGAATTTGGACAAATCAAGATTATTCGCCGCATTGAATTGATTAGCTGATTGCCGTTGCTGCGCATTAAACTGATTATTCTGTAAATTATTGGCAGCATTAAACTTAGCCATATCATTAAATTGACCAGCATTAAACTGATTTAATGCATTCTGATTCGATGCATTGAATTGTTGATTCTGTGCGCCTTGCTGATTCAATTCACCAGCTGCCGCTGCCATACGCTGTTGAGCTGACTCGTAAGCGTTACCGTAAAGATTATTGCCGCTATTCATCGCTGCAATGGATAGGTCGCGAGCATTTCTTTCAGCTTGTTGCATAGCTAAACCTTGCGCTATGCCCTGCCGTGAACCACCATATTGCCCAGACGCAAAAGCATCATTGTTAATGCTCGGCATAATCTGTTGGTTCATCTCTTGAATGGCATCACGGTAACCCTGCATAGCTTGATCAATGTTAGCTTGATTCATTGATCGCAAATAAGGATTATCTGCTGTACCTTGTAGGATTTTGCTCAATGCATTGGTAGGGTCCAACGTGCCTTGTGATGACCTGCCATTAATTAAATCACTAAGTGCAGTATCAGCTGTCATGCCAGTTGCTTGCTCATAAGGCGAAGATAACGCCGCGCCAATGTTACTACCTTGCGCGTTCACTACGTTTTTCAACCATTGCGGAACATTGCTATCCGTTGCTTTATAACCATCCTGCGATTGCATTTTGGTTGCTGCAACTTTGTTATAATCGTCTGTCTGCTGGGCTTTTGCTGATCTAAAGCTAGCATTGTTGATATTATCAGCTTTCATGGCTTTGCTAATATCGATATTACCTGCTTTGATATTAGAATCGACAACTGACGGATCATAGCTAATGCCATTAATTGCACCGATACCAGAATAGCCTTGCTGATTAAATGCCGTGCTTGACGGCATAGAGCCGCTGTAATTGCTTGCACTCACAGGTGAGAATGGCGTTGCTAATTGATTAGCTAAAGCATCTTGATAAGTAGGACTTTGCGCGACATTTGCATCTTGATAACCTGACTGGCTAGCTAAAGCGTTTTGATAAGCAATGCTTTCAGGTAGCGTGGCGTTGTCAACTGGCTGGATGTTTGAGTTATATCTACCCGCGATAATATCCCCAGCCATGCCAGAATTGGCTAACGCCTGAGCATTCATCGCGTTTTGCGAATCGGTTAGCTGCCCCTTATAAAAGTCATTAACAGCAATCTGTTGTGGCGACAACTGTGTGTTGGCTTCGGTAAAATCCTTGCCTTTCTTGTACAGCTCTTCAACGTATGGTTTCAACCATTCTGGAATTTCACTCTTAGTCGTTACCGTTGACGTGGTGCTTGATGGGGGGTCTGGTGCGCACATTTTATTTTACCATCTTAATGTAAACTGTGTCCGATTGCTTAAAATCTAAGCGTTCAATTAATCTGCCTGTTTTGGCATAGGATTTTACTGTTACGATTATCTCATAAACACCAAGATTTTTTAGTATATTGTCGCTATATTTTAACAGATTCATCGCAAGCATTCCTTTCCTATGCTCAGGCAATAAAAAAAACGCTGTTTCATTCGCTGTTAATAAGCTGGTATGCATAGAATCAAATAAGAAAAAGCCTACGCCACCAACCAGATGATTGTCTTTTCTAACATTTACTTGAAAAAACTTATTCTCTTTTTCATTCAAATAGAATGGCAGGTAATTAGGTTTGAATGGCGGTCTATCTTCTTCGATTTCATCCCATTGCAACTTATGCAGATGTGTTAGCTCTCCAATACATTTTTCAAGCGGCTCGATTTGAATCACATAATCCCGATAATGCTTAGGCTCAAAACCTAAATATGCAATAATTGTCATTGCTTACCCCAAATCCACCCAAACGCCACCACGATAACCAACAAACCTTTTACCTGAGCCTGTGGGATTCCAATTTGTACCGTCTGCTAATCGAATGTCACCCTCACGAGGTTTTGCTGGCGCGACATGTGTGACATCAACATGACCTGCCGCTATTAAATTGATCGCTGTTTGAATCGTCTGCAATTCATTGATCAAAAACCGCTGCAAATCAGCAGGATTGCTCGGCGGTGGGTTTGGTGCATAAAAAGCACTGTTACTGTTTATCGGTTGCATCTACCACGTCCCCTGTATTTCAACATCAATATCTAAACTATCAAGCCGCCATTGAAAGGCTGTGCCATTTGAAATCTTAATGGCAATGTATCTGCCTGAAACCAAACAATCATTAGCAATGGTTGATCCTATCGTGTGATTCATCACTGCGCTGTAGGTAGGCTCTAAGAATGGATCATCACTTGCGCCAACGCTTATTACCACTGTCGAGCCAGTATTGCCAACAATGCGCGGACGAATGCCGCGAATCAGCTTAATGCTTTCTGGCGCATCAAACGATAAGCCTCTGCGCTCTAAATAAGCCGTTGGCACTGTGCCATTAAAAGACGCGCTAGAATCCATCATGTATAGCTTCACATCTGAGCTGGCAACAATACACCTCGCACTGCCAGGCACAAAATCGCCACTATTCCAGAAGGTTAAATCAGCCGCCCATGCATCACTATCGCTCGACCAAATGCCAGTCAAGTCATTGCTGACATTGCCAAAGCCAGCATGATTAGTGTTAGGCATATCACGCGCTGAAAGCGTTTTGTCCTTGTAGTTATAG